GCCCACCTTTTAGTCCACCAAGATGACCTGATCTAGCTTGGGGAGTTCTGAACTTCTTCTTTAGTTGTTTGTCACGTTTAGGCATTTTTTATTCTCCTGTTCAGGTTCGCTCAAGCATAAGAAATATATTCGCTCAAGCATTCAAGTGATGCTACTCATTCTAGTACATATAATTCGCTCAAGCATAGAGATGATGCTAGTCAGTTTTCTTATCAGCATTTGGTTTGGCTACAGTTCCGTCCACAATATTCTTATTGAATGACACTAGCCCTGCATTCTTTAGCTCTGTTAATGCTGCTGCTAGAGACTCATTAGTAGCTGGCGCACGCCCGTCATAGACAATATGTTCATGCTCTACCTCAGCTTCAAACCTGATTAATTGGTCTGGATCATCTCGCCATTCATCTCCCAACAAACGTCTTGGCCCATTCTTTAACCATGCCATAGGGTTATTTACTTTGATTTGTGCCTCGACCATTACAGAGGCATGACCGATAGCACCGATGACATCCCAATAAAACTCTCGATACTTACCCTTGGTAGCATCCTTACCTTTACGCATCCAAGTAGCGAACGTATTCGGAGCAACACCCAGAACACCACAAATACTAGTTACAGTCGCACCAAGCCTTAGATACTGTAACATCTGCTCATATCTATCTCTCTGGGAGAGAAGCTGATCTAGTTTACTTGGTCGCCCACCTTTTGAAACATTGACTGGGGGCTGTTCAAGGTTTTCAGTCATGTTTTCTGTTTGCTCATCCATGCCTTAAATGTACCAATGCGCCTCTTTTGATGCAAATACATTAAAAAACCCCGACTAAAAGCTCATTAACTGAACTGATAGACGGGGTTGTAAAGAGAATCGATACTCCGTAACGCGCGCGCTTGGTGTTTATTCCCTTATCTTTTCCATTTAATCTTGCTTAGAGTTCTACCAGCCTTTTTAATTTTGTCTTGTGTCATAGCTGAAGTCATACGAGGCTTGCTCTGTCCACGAACTTTTGTTGGTACGTTTTTAGGATTACCTCTAGCTCTTTGTTTATTGTAGGCAGCTAATTTAGAGATTTGATGCCTTTGATGGCCCTCCATTTTTCCATCATTTCTTTTAGGTCTAAGTTTACCTCGTTCATACTTAGAGATTAACTCAGCATTATTTCGTGGCCTAGAGGATTGAGCTGACTTTAGCTTTGCCATTAGTAGACTCCTTATGTGTATAGATCATCAGCAACTTCTGCGGATAACCAACCATTAACAGATGTGCTAGAGCCAACAGAAGCTACATTGATTCGTAATTGACAGGGGTGAACTGAGAATCCAGCAGCTCCTTCTGCGGTAAAAGTAGATGCATCACCTACAGCCACCCATGTAGTACCTCCGTCTGGAGACATTTGTAGCGTAACTGTTGATGTATCAAATGTACCAGATACTACAATCTGACCTTCTCCACCATTGAATTTATATACAGTACTGTTGCTATTAGCAGTAACAGTAGTCATTACTTTTGTAAAAGCCACTTGATTTCCTTCACAACTAATATGTTATTTCTAATTTTGTTTCTTCGTCTGCTGTTGGAGTATTATCTTCAACTGCATACACTGTTCTGCGTTTATCTGCTGATTGATTAGCAGTAGAGTGGTAAACAAACAGCATCAAATTGTTTCCTTTGACCCACCCACTTCTACCTACAATTTCTTCTATGATAGATTTAATATCTGGAGTTGTATTGTATTGTACGCCACTTGCTCCTGATTGATCAGGAAGAGTCCAATCAACATATGCAGTTGTCTCACTATCATGATCAGCGTATGTATGTTGTGCATCTAAAGGAGGCTCATCAACATCATCAGCATCTAGCCCAGCCACTCTAAATACTTGAGTATTTCCTGCTTGAAAAGGTAGACTCAAATATGCACTCTTTATAGTAGCTCCCTGAGGCACCATTACATCTTGGAATCTAAAGAAAGCCTTGTAATATCTGTATCTGTGAGACATTTGTTAATATCTATCAAAACCAATATAAAAATCACCAGAACCTTTTACTGCACTTGTGTACAGATTATTAGCAAAAGGATCATGAGCATATGTCTTTGAGGTTCTCCAGTAGCCATCATCATTATTTGATGTAATACCGTAAGTTACAGTAGTATCTCCCATAAATGGGTGAATCTCTAATTGTCTACTGAGGTAAGAACTAAGAGGCCACGGAACCTTGTGGCTGATTCTTTTATTTGTCATTAATAGAAGCCTTCTTTTTTCTTAGACAAGGCTTTACGCATAACTTTGCCAAGATTTTGTTCTTGTGACCGTTTATGTTTTAGCTTTCGTCGGGTAGCTTGACTCTTGCGAAAAGCTCCACGGGTATAGCTGCCACGTTTTGTTAATGTACTTCGTTTTGGTAAGAACTTACTCATGCTGATTTATAGTTTATCCCCATCTTTTCACGAACAGCGACTTTGCGTTTACCCTTCATCTTTTGGGCTTTCGCTTTTTGATAAGCCTTTTTACCTTTGGCGGTGTAACTAAATTTCTTTCCATTTAACTTTGGCATGATTTCTCTACTTTCTAATATCTTTGAAGGCTTTAGAGCTGCCATGAAAAGTCCCGTCACGATACTTTCTTCCTGACGCTGCAAGGTTTTTCATAGCCTGTCTGCCTCTTTTCTTATTAACTCTACTCAAATTTGTTAGAGCTTTTTTGTTAAAGGATTTCCCTTCTTGCTGCTTCTTTATATGAGACGCATATCCACCTTTTGGTTTTCTTCCCCTAGAACGCTCTACTGGGCGTAATGGCTTTGGAGGAGGCAAAGTTTTTCGTAATTTAGTCATATCAGCATTTCCAAACTCTTAATGATGCGTTGATTTTACTGTTGGGATCGTTGGCAGTTTTAGCGCTAGTTAGTTTACGCTTCATACCTTTCATTCTGGCACAGAAACTCTTGCGTCTAGCCTGAGTCTTTTTGGACATTTTGCGGACACCACCTTTGCGTTCTGCTTCTCTTTTGGTTTCGATGCCTGCCCTGATGCCTAACTTCTTTGCGTAGGAAGGCTTGAGTCCTCCCTCGGGATGATTCTTTTTTTTGTTGTAACCCTTGAATGGCTTTTTTAATTTTCTCTTTGCCATTGTTTTTTCCTAAGTAGGAAGGCGGTGCAGATCATAAACTGAGTAGCCAAGTCCAATCACTACACCGCCCCAAGCCCTTTTATTAGCCTTTACCTTTTGCAAGTTTAGCTTTTACTCTGTTAGCAGCAGCATTTCTTCTTCTGGATGCTTGCGCTCTACCTTTAGAAGACTTAGCATTTTTATAAGCCTTGTTCGCTTTAGACCAGCTTGGGTCTTTTTTGATTGCTGCTCGGGTTTGTCTTCTCGAATCCTTGTTGGCATCAATAGTTGCTTGTCTCCCCTTAGAGACTTTAAAACCTCTTGTTGCCTTTGCTAATGTCTTCGTAGCCTTTTCAGTTGCTTTAGAAGTCTTTCCTGCTTTCCAACCGTAAGCCTCACCTCGACGCTCTTGAGTTTTTCTAGCTCGACCCGCAGATCGCTGCGCGCTTAAAACTTTGTCCCAAGCAGATGCAGCTTGTTTACTATCCTTTCCATGTTTAGCAACTGCTGCTTTATGCTTCTGACGCATATCTGCTTCTTTTTTAGCAAACGAGGTCGCTTTCTTCTTTGAACCCATGTAGGCTTCTCTGCTGCTATCTTTAACCATTTTTTTCTTCCTGTATTTTGTGTCTTCGTTTAGTCATATAACTATCGAGTAAAACAAATTCTGTTGATTTTATACTGGCTAGACCAGCTCCTAGATGTCTTTTAAGTTCAATTCCTCCGTAAAGTACTAGTACTTTAGGTTGAAGAATTCGTACTGTATCCTCAATGAGTTGGTGGAATTCAGTCCAATATCTTTTACTACTACTCCTACGAGTTATTGTTCTACACTGTAAAGCAATAACAGGCGGTCTCAAAGGTAAAGTTTCTAGTATCCAATCATGAGAAGTCTTGTCATAAGACATCCCTTGAATTGTGGGAAGAATAGGAATACCTGCTTCTTGCCAAAATCTCGCTAACCATCGTGACCTGTAGACATTATGTAATTGTACCGCAAAAGGTTGATCGGAATAAACAGAAAAATCAGGGGTACAAACGCCTCCCCACTCTTCTGATGCCAGTCTATGGAGGTTAGAAGTTTTATTATTCCAATAGGTTTCAAAACGATAATCTTCAGTAAAGAAACCTAGTATCCCCCCTTCTCTATCTTTAGGAAAAGGTCTTGCAGATTGACAATACCAAGAGCTGGCTAAGTTAGAGTCTTCTGATCTGTCCCAAGTTCCCTCGGGTACAAGTTCAGTGAGTCCTTCTTCTAACAGATCAGGTATTCCCCATTCATTATCTGAATGAAAAATAACATCTTCATCAATTTCTAAAACGATAGCGGACTCGTGGCCCTCATGTCTACTAACCTGTTCTACCTCTGTAATAATTTTTTGCTTGGGAAGAAAAGTACTTCGATCATCACCGATAGAAACATTAAAGGCATAGGTATCTATCTCTTCTGTGACTGTTTCTAGTATCTCTTGATCCTTCTCTTCCAGCTTCGAAAAGGCTTCTTTGTCCTGCTTTATCATGTCGGTAAGAGTTGATAAAGCACCAGCATCAGTCTCAGCCATTGCAGCCATGGGGTCTAGAGTTGCAAGTAGATGTTTCTCTTGCTCCTCTGTCCACGCTCCAACTAAGACTGGGACTGAGTCGATGCCTTCTCTGATAGCAACAGCCCGTCGAGCATGACCATCGATTAGTCTTCCAGTCGTCTCATTAAAGAGAAGAGTGTCAGCCCAACCGTTAGCCTTGATAGATGCTCCAATGGCATTCTTTTGCCTGTTGGGGTGTTTGCGCCAATTAAGAGGATTCTCATCAAGAGTCTGAGGATCAACCCATACTAACTCCCTGATGCCTGCTGTGGGGGGTGCAGGGGGGTTTTCTTTTTTTGTCCGAGCCATTGCTACTCCTTTGCATACGGTAAAAATAGAGTAAAAAGTTATATACTATAGGTTACAAAATCGGGATTTTAATTAAGAGGTTCAGGGTCTATCAGGGTGAAAGTAAGGGAAATCGAGCCATCTTCATTGGTCGTTTTGAAAACCTTACAATCGAACTTCCCTTCAGCCACAATATCAGCCATCTCATGTATTTGAAGAGCTGTATACTCGTCACCGTCTAATGGTTCTACTACTCCCTCTGCGTTTACCCGAGCTGATGCTTTGTTAATTAACTCATCTGCAATCATATGCACTCTTTTCTGGAGGAAGTCGAACCTCTCTGGTTCTATCAGGTCTTCGGACACAAAATTGTATCCTCCGACCCCACAAAACCCTTGGGGCCTTGCCCCTGCTTCATCAAAAACCACTACACGCATCTCTACCTGAAAACCTTTAATTGCCATTGCTATCTCCTTCTGATTGGGCTTTAACTTTCTCTAAAGCTGTAAACAGCTCATCCATAGTTTTAATGTGATCAATAACTTGAATCAAAATTCTTGCACCGGACTTTAAGTCCAGATCATGCTCCATGCATTCCTGTCCTAACAGTTTCAAAATTTTGGAGCCTATCTGAGCTGTGATATCTTCTTTATTATCACTAGCGGGGTCATTATTAGCAATCATCGTTTAATCCTTTTCAAACTCACACTGGCATTCTCCCAGTGCTGTCTCATATCGTCGGTAACTTTCCACAGATTAGTAGGACGACCTGCCTTACCTTTCTTAATCTTCTCGCTGACTACAATCTTCAGCTCCTGAAGGTCTACTAGTCGTCGCTGAACAGAAGAGATTGATATCTGAAGGGCTTCTGCAAGTTTCTCTACGGTTATGCCATAAGGGTTGTGAATCATCTCACGATAGATTTCACTGTGCCACCCATGAGCAGTCGAGAATGCTACCTTCTCCATCAGTTTATAAATCTCTTCGTCGATAGCATCTTTGCCTTTAACGTAAGCACAGGATCGCCCCAACTTCACTAACTGGTTAGCTAGTCGAGTACCAATCTCAGGTCTAGGACGATAAGATACGTCTTCATTACGCTCTCTGAGAACGCTGGAGCGTAGTTTACCTACGATCTGGCATAGAGATACCACCCTGTCGATGACCCAATCTGGAACATCTGGAAGGTTATCTTCATTGTATTTCTCAGTCAGGTGATAGATAAATGCTTCCACACAATCTTTAAGACCATGCTCTGCTTTTACGTTTGCTACCAAGTTCTTTAAGGAAGCCCTGATCTGCGCATCCTGATTGTATTCTTTGTCAGAGGGGATCATCTCCACCTTTAAGAATCGTTCTCCAAGAGCAGCCCTATTATCCCCGTGAACAACATCAGTAATCCCAGCGACGATAGAAAAGTGAACCTTGGGGTAATTACGCTTAACCCCATTCCCATACTCAACAAGAACCGAACCATCATAGGCATCACGAAGGATTCCATACAAATTCTCCTGAACAACAATAGGCATACTCTTGATGGCAGTAAAGTCTTTAATCAGTAGAGTGTTACCATCTAGCTGAGACAGGAGGGATGGGTCAGAGCCATCTTCTTGTTTCATCCCTGAAACGAAAGCAGTAGCTGTTAGCTTAGACCTGAAGATACAGGCTTCAGCATTCTGGAAGGATTGAAGGATCATGGATTTTCCACAACCGGGGGGGCCAACCAGATATATCCACAACGGATCGCCAATAATCATGTTGCTGGCAACAGTTGAGATGGTCATTAACAAGGCTTCTTCCATGTCCTTGTTGAAGTGTAGCTTGGACTTGAAGTCCTTCAGTAATGAATTGAAGCTGGTTCTCTTTACCTTGGGCTTAGAGGACTTACCAGCATCGTCCAGAATCATCTCCTGAAGCCTCTTCCAAGTCTTCTTAGATGTTCCATACTCATTGATCAGATCACGGACATCATACTTGTCAGGAGTGTTTACAGGCCAATGGATAGACTGTAAAGTCTTCGCAGTGTCACGGAGGGTATCAATCACTTTAATCTTACCGTCCTGACCAGAAGCATCGTTATCGTACAGAAGTATTACATGACGATCCTTAAAGTACTGAACCCAGTCTTTCTTAAACGTCTCAGCACCTCCTACGCCCACTACAGACGCAGTTGTAATCCCTGCCTTATCCATTAGGCTCAGGAGGGCTAGAGTGTCCCATTCGCCCTCACAGACGTATATAGGGCCAGTGTCACCAATCTTGTTAGCTCTGTAGAGATGTCGAGCGCAACCTGTGGTACTACGAGTCTTCCCCTTGGTAAGGGATTTGTCGTAGGTCATCAGGTTAACCACATTCTCTGAAGTGGGAGTCCAGATGGGAATCAACCAACGATCAGTGAACTTGTCGTAGGCTATCTTCTCACGTTTCAAAACGTACTGAGAGATTCCCCGTTCTTTGCCAAATTCCTTGTACTGCTTCTCAGTCGTATCTTCACGACACTGTTCAGCTATTTTAGTCAGGAAATTGTAACCATTACCTTTCTCCCCACAGGTCTTACAGTGGTACTGACCTCTGGCTTTAGAAACGTAGAACTTACCCTCCTTGTCACAGAAGGGGCAGTCACCAATGACTTGAGTTCCACCTTTGTCTTGGAGTTCAATTCCGTGACAGGTAAACATTGCTACCTTGTTGTCACCATTCTTGCTTTTTACTTTAGTTGCCATTGTTTAGCTCCTTATGGCTGATTCGATTAGATGTAGGATTCGTAGTCGTCAAGTTCGCATGGGTTTTGTGAGACATACTCATTAAGATGCTCTTCCACATACTCCTTCGTAATGTCGGTCACTATCGAAAGTATTTTGTGATACTCTTCTCCGTGACGCAAACAGTACTCAGTCAGCGTCAAGTCCTTCTCTTCATCATCGAAGTAACTCATGTACTCAAACTCAAGAGAGGTTATCTCAGTTACCTCGTAGTCGGTCGTTGGCGGGTTCCATTGATCACCCTTGTCGTGATCAACATTAACATCTGCGGTTATCGCACACTGGTAATCCAGATGCAGTCCTTCAAGTATCTTGACCTCACCAGTGAGGGCGGTTGTTATAGAATGGCTACTCATTATTTGACTCCTAATTCGTTTTTCAAATGTGATTCGTAATTAACTACTTCTGCAATAATGTCACTAAGGAATCGCAGTACGGTCGCTTTGCAATCATGACGAGTTTCTCGGTAAACCACTTGGTGGTTCACGAGGTCACTTGAGACACGCTCGTTGTCCTTATAACAAACATTGGGTGAGATAACCCATCGATGCTCGCACCCACCAGTTTCATCCTGAAACCAAGCAATCTTGATAAAAGCATCATGCTTACCACCAGCAGGTTTACCCGTTTTACGACTCCAAGACTGAGCATGACCGTGGCGACCCCAAGGTCGAACTCTACGGTCTTCTGGTCGCAACTTGTCACGACCAATGTGGATATCAATCCACGCTCCGTGCAGATGTGGATGGTCTTGATAACGCTGCTGATTAGCTTCCAGCTCGTCACTAGGATTCTTCCACATTCGAGAGTAGTTCATACTTCCAGAGTGAACATTAACGTAGTAACCAAGCGATTCGAGAGGTGCTTTGATCTCATCCAGAAGTGCATTCAGATTGTTCGTCTGGGTTACTATACGACGATCATGCTGTAGTTCCAGCTCTTTTCGCTGTGCTTTGTGTTCTTCGATTTTCTGTTCTAGTAGTGCTGAGAAATTCATGACTTAGGCTCCTGTCATTCTTACCAGTTGGGTTGTTGTTTTGGTTGTGTAGCTTTAATTGCGTTTTCGATCTCCCAGTAAATGGAATCCCATTTGAGTTCGAACCTTTCTTCCGCACTTAGTCTAAGAGGGCTGTTCGATTCGCCTCGGTTCCATTCGTACTGTGATGTTTGGGGACAGTCTGACATTTTTATCTCCTCAAAGGTTTGATTTAGTAATACAAGAATCTTACTATAACCCATATCGGTATGTCAAACGGTATTCCTTACAAAATCCTGAATTTAATTCTTACCGTCTCCTTGGTAAGGTCGAGTGTTCCACGCTCTTTGTGCTTCATTAGCAGTAGGTTTAGGTGGCCCATCAGCATCACATTGGATACAAGATATCCAACACAAATCATCTGATTCCAGAAGCTGCGGGAAGAAATGACCACAGAAGGGACATGGTTTTGTCCCCTGTGGTTCAGGATTAACTGGTTTAGGCGGTTCGTCTTGAAGCATAAATTTATCCTTTGGAGTAAGGTACTTCTTAAACATTTCACGATCAATGTCCATTGATTTTCAAATACTCCTTTACTTGATAAATGAAGAAACTTAACGAGAGGATAAAGCCAGTAAGTATTCCAAAAAACAAAATCACTTTAAGACCTTTCCCTTTGACCATTTCTGATCGATACGTTCAACATCAACGGGAGTCTTAACTCCAAGGTCAATTCCTGCCTCTTCCATGAGTTTTTTAATCTTTTGGGGAGCATCTCCCAATGACTTCCTATCAAAATCAAAAACTAATTCGTCATGAATACACATGATCAGGTAGCCATCATTGTTATCAGGAAAGTCATCGTTAAACTTAAGATAGTTGTCTACCTGAATCATTGCTCGATTTAGAATGTCACCCGCAGACCCCTGAATGATATAGTTAGTTCCGATGTAAGGTTTGTCTCTGGGGACAGTGAGGCGATACCCTCCAATGGTTTTTACATACCCATCCTTCTTCACCTTACGAGTGGTTTCATTCATAAACTCACTAACTCTGGGGTAGGCTTTACTAAATACTTCATTGAAGTTTTCTAGACCCGTCATGGCCTCTAGTTTTTCTTGTCCTGCCCCATATATGATTCCATAATTAACGCCCTTAGCTGCTTTACGAGAGATTCCACAGAGGTCAGCAGTAAGGGTGTGGATGTCTCCGTCTCCTTCAAAGGCTTCGAGAAGTTTATGCTCTTGCGCAAGCACACTAAGTATCCGCAGCTCCAGCTGAGAATAATCAATGGATAACCATACCCGTCCAGCGGAAGGGCCAAACACATCACGAAGACAAAAATCGTCCACTTCATTTCCAAACGCATCCTTGCCTCCAGACCCAATATTCTGTCCGTTAGGATTACTAGATGACCATCGTGTTGTTCTAGTTCCAGTTTGGTTAAACGAAGGGTGCAGTAAGGTTCTCTTCCCTTCCCTTTGTAACCCCTGCTTGTAACTCTCTAAGTATTGAGCGCAGGTTTTATTCTTTCGATACCTGAGTATGTTTGCTACAAACTCTTTGGCTTTTGATCTAGGTCGTACATGACCTTCATACAACTCTAGAAGAACATCTGCTGATGTACTCAGTTGACCCGACTCTGTGAACTGAATGATAGGACAATTTAATCCTCTCTTTCTGAGGGAAGAGGCTCCTTCAGGATCGCCATACAGTACCTTCTGTATCTGCTTCCCAGAACGAATGTTAAATTCTTCATCCAAGTAGTCTCTGGATTCAACAAGCTGGATACACTTAGCCTCTTCAACTAATGCTGCATCCTCATACCGTTTTATTTCTCTTCCCAGTAAAACCTTTTTAACGGTAACTCCGGTAGTCTCCATCCGGTAGGTAATTGGAGTTAAAGCCTTACGGGTTCTGTACTGGGGCGTAAACTTTTCACGCTCCATTACCCCAGAGTACATGTGCCATAACAACATAGTTCTGACTGCATCTTGCACTGCATACTTTTTAAGAACAGTAGAAGAACTATCAATGGCTTTAGGGAGCCAGTAGTCCCCTTTCACATTTGGGGCTAGGTTCCAGTTCTTTTTACTCTTCGCTGCCCTCCTAGACGCTCTCACAGCCTCCAGAAGCTCTTCTTCGTCATCAACTAGAATATCTAAGTACTTCTCTGAGAGGGGCTTTAGACCGTGGCTCTCGACGCTGTCACAGACATGGGCTGCTAACAGTGTATCCTCGAAGGTTTCACAAACTGCTTCGTATTTGTGGTCACAGTAAGGTAGTGTCTTCCACTCCTGCTCTCGTATAGGATCAACCTGCTTAAAGTGAATTCTTATTCCAAGGTTACTTAAAGCCCTCAGGTCAAATTTTATGTTGTGGAAAACTAGAGTGTTTCCATCAATGTAGTCAGTAAATTCTGCTATCTCTTCTGAAGGGGGCATCACCTGTCTAGTTTTTGGATCAACGTCCCACTCCCAGAATCTAGTGGCTCCGGTTTCATCGCAAGTAGAAATTGCGAAGGGGCAATCACCCCCAAATAGATCAAGTCCTGTTGTTTCTGTATCGACTGCAATTAACATGTTTGGCTCCTTATTCATAAAAAAGGGTGGAGAGCATTCAAGGTTACTCTCCACCCCCAACTGACACAGCGGTTCGGTTCTAGAACGGAATATCGTCCTCAACATCTGCGTCATCTACCAGCTCACCAAGAGCTTCCCAAGGCACATCTTCAAAGGCTTTCGCATCCTTAAGACGGACAAGAGTCACAGTCTCTTCTTCCTCGTCTACTCCACGGACAGCGTATTGCGATTGTGTTTTTGACTTGGGAGACTTCCAGAGGAACACATCACCTTCCTCGGGAATAGTCTCTTCAGTGGTGGTTGCTACATCATCAAGTCGCTTGTTGATGTATACGTTAATACCAGAAGACTTATCTGACTTCCAGTTTTTGATACCAATTTGAATAGTAGGACATTCCTCATTCAATTCAGTAACCATCTCTTCAATGTCTTCAGGCTCTATTTCTGAGAAGTCATCTTCTCCAGATAGCCTCTGTAAATCCACGAAGAGTGACTTAAGTGATTGCTCGATGGATCGCCATTCGGTCTCTGCCATGGAGTGGAAGACTGAGACGCTAACGCCCTCAAATTCTCCCCGTAAGACCTTGAAGTTGAACGAGGCGTACCCGTTCCCGTTTTTGTCGACCCCTGTGCGAGCTGATGTAAGACCTGCAACATAAGTCCCATCGTCGATTGGTTGCTGCTCATAACTATTTCCTGTGTCTTTAACTTCTCGGGATGTTTCCCACGCATCTCCTGCTTTCTTCATCGCTGATGCGAATCCTTGGGATTGTTTAGTTCGTGGCATTTTCATGCTCCTAGATAAAAATGAAACTGTTAGTTGGATAGTAATTAGAAGTACTAGTGGTAATTGTGTCAACACCACCAGAGTTACTTTCGACTACTTTTACGTTCTTTCTTTACAGCAGGTTCCAGAATCTCTTCATTCTCCAACTGATTTTTGAAAGCCTTGGTCAGGTTCTGGTACGCTTCTGAGTGAGATTTTCCAGTAGCGAATTGACCAATGGGAGTACCGTCCTGTCGGAGGAAATTGTTTTCCGTACCACAGGCACTCCAAACAAGAGAATTGTTGCGTAGAGTGATCGCTCGGTCTGTACCATCATAACCATAATAGAGTGCAAAGTCACACACAGCCTTTAGATACTTCCACGCAGCGGGAGCGCAGGTTGGAATCCATTGCTCCATACCATCGTGAGCTTCCACTTCTCGCAAATGTGCATGGCTGACAAAAATCAAACCCATGTCATTGTACAAAAGCTGATTCATGGTAGCTTCAAAGTCTGACTTAATTGCAGCCCATGTGGCCCCATAATCATTAGCGTCAGAGGGATGATTCAAACCTTTCTGGTAGCAGTGGTGTACTAAGCAGGCTTCGTATGCTCGATCCACAGTGTCGATGACAATCGTCCCTACGGTTTCATCATCCATGGCTGCATAAATATACTCCTGCAAGTATCGCCATGGAGTCATGTCTGTGTGGCCCTCGTTTAGTTGCTTGATAGAACTTGGTTCTATGTTCACCTGACGAATGCTTAGGTTACGTCTCTTTGGCTCTAACATCATCACCAGAGAGTCATCAAACTGAGCAGCCAATGAAGTCTTCCCTACGCCCTTTTCACCAAAGAGACAGATGCAGTAGTCGCTCAGGTTCTCGGGCGGTATGTTTACCTCTTTAGGAATCTCTAGTTTGATAGCTGGTTTCTTTTTTGCTGGAACTCGTTTTGTCCTAGCCATAGTATTGCTCCTTTTGTTTAGCGTTGGTAAAGGCCTTCAGTACTTCCTCTGGTAATCAGATTGAAGTAACGAGACTTACCATACTTTGTGAATAAAGCCTGTGGGTTGCTGTAGTGTAGTGGACTATCCCATGGTTCGAATGGGTTGTCTTTTATTGACCTCCACCACAAAGCAACCTGATCTAAGATTGGGTTCAGGCTACGGGAAACCCAATTTACAATATCATCTTCTAGTAAGTCAATCTTCCATCGCATGAAATAATGCTCAGGACGGGTAACAACATCATCTTCAACTCGCCAAAGATATTCTGCAACACTTTCATTTTTCCTCTGTCGCAGAAGAGGCCTACGGATGACGTTGTATAGTATTCCTGCTACAGGTTCCTGCTCTCGCTCTTGAAGAGCATGTACATACAGCATGGTCTGCAAATCAAATGGAAGGGATGCAAGAATAGCTTCTTGATCCACTCGACTTTTTGTCTTGTTCTCCATCAACCACATCTTACCTGTGGTGGTATCACGATAGACTGCATCCCATCGACCTCGAAGAGGTACTACATGTCCTGAAGAGGTTTCATGCTCTACCTTAAAAGACTCTTCCTGATACAGGTAGTCAAAGTCCGCATCGTAATCTCCCCAGAACTTAACGTATTCGGTAAAGACTACTTTGACGATCTCCATGAGAACTTCAAGATTGTCATAGTCCTCTGGAAGCAGCTTGTGAGACTTTTTGTCGAGGTATGGATTAATGATCCATCTTCGAATAGAGCGTACACTCTTCCCCGCAGCGATCCATTCCAAACAGTCATGGAACACTAACCCAAAGTTAAGAGCGTCTGAACCTCCTTCTGAGGCCCAACCCTCGACGTATGATAAACGGGCTTGTTCTCTATCTAGTAACCACTCGTCCAGAAATGAATAAGTGATTCCATCTGCTTCTATATCCCTAAACGGGATCGATCTTCTGTTCTTGCTCTTCATTTTTGCTACTCCTTCGTACAGCTTCTAAGATAACTTCCAGACCTTCTTCTGCTTGGGCTTTGGTCGGGTAGCGTCTTACAATAACTTTAAGTGGGCTTACTAATTCGTAATAGCAATCCATATCGTTTGATACAATTTGCCATTCTTTTTTATTCTTCATATCTAAATCCTTTGCAGGAATTGTTTTAATGTTTTTAAATCTTTCTGGTAGGCAGATGATTCTCTGCCCCCTGCCTTCATTATGTGCGATAACGAAGACATATTGAGATGGGTAAATGGATATTTATACTTTTCCATCACAGGAACAGCTAAACTCTGTGAGCCTCGACCCAATAATATTACCGCTTTTGGCTTGCTCATCATCAAAACTTGATACAACCTATCAGAGCATTTGTCTGCTTCATAGCTTGTAGGGGGTCTTACCTCCCCCTCATCGCCTTTTGCACAGCAAGCTACGATGTTAGTTGCTGCATAAGAAAACTCCATCCCCGTGTCTTCTATGAGCTTGTCTAATAATTTACCTGTAGGACTAGTGAAAGGAAGCCCAGTCGCACTATCTATTACTTCAGGAGATTCTCCAATAAAGAGTATATCTGAAGGGAAAGTTCCCCGCACTAAAACTCTTCTATCTGTTGTTTTGTGTAAAGGACAATCGGTACATTGTTCCCAACGTAAACGATGATTCTTCCACGCAATCTCGTAAACTCTTCCACTAATCTTTAACATTTTCCAGCTCCGTTCGTCGACAGTATTCTGCAATCAAAATTGCGTCTGCTACTGCGTGAGTTACTTTGAGCTTGGGGTAAAGTTCTTGGGCTTTTCTCTTGGTGATGTTTTTATCACCTCCAGTACGACAATCAAGGTAGTCCATCCATACGATGGGCCTAACTGTTTCAAAAGGAATGCCAAGTGACACAAGCATCCCTCTCAGGAAGCCATTGCTTTGTCCAAATGTGAACGCTGACACTACTCCCATTTGAGGGCTACTGCGTACAAACTCAAGTCTGGCAGCTACTACAGATTTCTGGAAGTGAGAAACGTACTGCACGAGTTCTTCCTCTCCAACCTTCATCTTGCATGCAAACTGCTCGTCACCGTTTTCACTGATGAAGGCTACTCCACCAGAAACACCAACGTCAATTCCCATGTACCATTTCTTGAGTTTAGAAATTCCCAATACATCATCCTTGATATTTTTCGATGTAGGCATCTATCTCCTCTTCGCTTAACAGACGGTTGCCTGTTCTGGTGTTAACAACTTTGCCATCACCATCATAGCGAAAGGAAATATATTCAGGCGTATCACCCTTGGTCATACGTCCTTTGTTGTATAGATGACGATAGTAATTTACAGATTGACGACCGGTGTCCAGATTCTCCAGAAGTGTTTTTTCGTGAGGAAACTCTAAACGAACTTGTCTTTCAATTTCTGCATTCGTCATCTTTTTGGACTTAGGTAAAATCTCATTACCTTCAAACAATGTTTTCCAGAAAGCCATAATCCCCAAACCTGTCTTCTTTCCATGGGTTCTATGCCATGCTTTTCGAGGAGGGTCTTCAGTCTTTTGGATATCAAGAATCTTCTCCAGATTGGAAGGATCAACTTTATCAGCCTTCCTCTGGGAGAGAGATTTTTGACGGGCTTTTTCTTTGCTTAAAGAGGGCATGACTACTCACTTTCTTTCTTTACTTGTTCTATGCATTCGTCAATTCGAGCTTCGTCAAAACGACCATCCTCGTATTTAAGAATTGCGGATTTCAATAATGCTGGGTCTACTCCAGCAGCTTCTATCTTCTTAACGACATCTGACTTAGGGGCTGCCTTCTTTGCCTTTGGTTTTGATTTTGGCTTAGGCGCAGGTACAGCTTCCTTTGGTACGTTATCGTCATTCCTGTCTTCAGAATTCATACGAATATCCTTTAGTGGAGGTTAATTTGTTATATGTATAAGCCTAAGAACATAGCCCTGAGTTGTCAACAGCAAAAAAATATGACAAAAAACAGTACTACTGGTATTGCAATAAAAATTAAATGACGATAGAAATGTTATATCAGAATTAAATTCTGAATTTTGTTACCCATAGTTATCACTTTTGGAGACTTGAAACATGTCACTTTTTGAAACAGAAACAATCGTTGGTTCCACAGAACAAGAAGCATTCTGGAAGGAACTAGTTGATGGGAATTCACACATCTTTCTAGAAGCCCGTGCAGGGACTGGAAAGACTTTCAGTTGCATAGAAGGTTGCAAGCGATACTTGGATAAACATCCAGACGCTAAGATTGCAATGGTCGCTTACAACAAATCTATCGCTACCGAACTTCAGGAAAAGGTTCCTGCTGGAGTCACCGCCTGCACTATGCACAGTCTTGGCTTTAAGGCTGTTCGTGAACGCTACGGTAAAGTCAAAGTCGATAACTGGAAGACCGCCAACATCGCTGAAAAGTTGATGGGCAAACGACAGTGGAAGGGGGCAGGAGCTTCATTCCAAATGGGTCTTCGCAAAGTGGTAAGCCTTGCTAAGAATACCTTGCTAGATTGGGAAGAGGATTACACTCGCCAGTTCAATTCTTTGGTTGCTCATTACAACCTTCAGTTGAATGGTGCTGAGGAAGCTATCAAGGCTCTGCTCCCAGAAGTACTTCAGCACAGCGAAGATGATGTTTTAGAAAATGGCATCATTGATTTTGACGATATGATCTGGTTGCCAACACTATCTAATTGTTCTGTCGATACCTTCGACATGTTGTTCGTTGATGAAGCTCAGGACTTAAACAAGTCACGACAAGAGCTAGCTCTAAATGCTGTCCGTCATGAGATGGAAGACCATGGTCGCCTGATTGTTGTAGGTGACCCAAAGCAGGCTATCTACGGATTTGCTGGAGCAGATGCTTACAGCATGATCAATCTTCGCAATCGTGTGGAGCATCAGGACGTAATGACTCTTCCTTTGACTATCACTCGACGATGCCCTAAAAGCCATGTAGCTTTGGCTCAGGAGATCGTTGAAGACATCAAGCCAATGGATGATGCGATTGAAGGTACAGTAACAAATATGCCTATAGAGGCTCTCTATAACGATGAACAGTTTGCTGATCCTAATGAAACACTAGTTCTGTGTCGTATGAATGCTCCTTTAATGGCATTCGCTTACCAGTGTATCTCTCGTGACATCCCATGTATGATTCAAGGCAAAGATATTGGTAGCTCACTTTCAACTCTCTGCAACAAGTTAGCAGGTAAAAACATTTCAATGAGCATTCCTGAGTTTCAAACTCGACTCAGCCAGTACCACATTAAAGAAATTCAGCGATTAGACGCTAAGGCTATTCAGACTCGGGTAAGCAAAACTGCTTATGAAATGCTGGGAGACAAGGTGCAGTGTATTGAGTTGCTCTGCAAAGGGGCTGACATCGTCGGAGACGTTATCAATCGTATTAAGAAACTCTTTGATGATACCAGCAAGGGTCAACGTAAGAACAAGATTGTACTGTCTTCTGTGCATCGTGCTAAAGGTCTGGAAGCAGATACAGTCTACATTCTGGAGGAGCATATGATGCCTCACCCAATGGCAGAGTTGGAGTGGGAGATTGGGCAGGAACATAATATTCGTTATGTAGCATTAACTCGAAGTAAAAACACTTTAGTTTTTGTGAGGAAGTAAAATGAATACACAAACAGAAACTGTAAAAGTAACCCAATCCCTAGCAAAAGAGTACCACTTCCTCGATCCAGAAATGGAGGTAGGGAAGTGGGAAGTGAAGGTCACTTTCAAGGATGAGTCAGTTGAGTACTATGGCCCATATAACACCAAGAAAGAAGCTGAAGAAGCTCGACGGGGAATGAAAAAGTCTAAATGGTAAACTTGTTGCTCCCGACAATTAGCTGATTGTATATCAGCAGGGAGGGCCAAGCTGTGAGTGGCTTTGTAACCGCAGCGTTTCATTGACCTAGTGTCACTTACCCTTTCCGACACTAGTGTCCTCCAACGAGGGCTGGCGAGGCTACAAGTCCGGTGTAGTCCAAAACCGTAACCGAGTAAGATCGTGTCTTATGTAAGTCGGATAAGCCAGTTCTTTATTTCAAAGGAACCTAAAAGTGAAGACAAAAATACATATCAATCAGCACATTATTAAATACAACCGTAAGAACAATAAATCTGAACCATGCATTACGGTTAAAGATTATAAAGAGAATAGATATACAAGCACTGCACATATCGTAGATGAAAATGGAGAAGTCGTAGCCACGGTCATCTACAGCCCAGATAAACCACTTACCTGCGGAGCAGAGTGCTGGGTGGAAACAAAGTTAAAAGTTGTCACAGAAGAAAAGGAGCTAACCAATGGCTAGTTATAACGATAAGCAAATGTCAGAAATGATGGAACAGGTTCTTCTCTGGAAGAGGGAACTCAGTAAGATAGAGCAACTGTCATTACTGTTTGAGGAAATTGATGAAGGGTCTTTGGCGGTGGAAGAAGAGCTGTCATTGTACGATCCAGAGGCTGTGTCTCCAGAGATAGTAGAAAACTACTGGTCAGACTACAACAGGACAGCACGCCTCATGAGGAGCTTACAGCAGGCTAGTAGGTTTATCATGGAGTACATTTATCCTGAAGCCTTTGCTGATATGAAAGTTAAGTTAGCTTCAACAGGCATTTACAACAGTGAACGTAAGTGCAGCAAGTGTGGAGTAAATATAGAAATGTGTATAAACGCAGAGGAACTCTGTGTAGATTGTTCTCAGAAATAAGGAGAGATAAAATGAGTAGTGATAAGATGATTAAGGTTCTAGGCATTCAGTGGTCTGGAGAAACAATACAGACTACTGTAAAGCAAAATACAGCTCTGGAAGAGATGAAAGCTATTGCAGGGTATGATGTTGGTCAGCCTGTGTTTTTAGATGGAGTTACTATGATTGTTAATGACAATGGCATTATGGATGGTGACCCAATAAACAAAGTAGCAACCAGCTACTTACATGGAACGGTACTTCATCACCTTGGTTCAATTACCCCAACAGGTATTCACGGAAATGTTTTCTTAGTTGGAGATATAGGTGATGAAGTGTGGGTTGATTGTCCGAGTAAAGAGATAGAAAGAGTCGACCATATCAAACGTGCCTATGGCATGGCAATTCAAGAGAATTGTGAAGGTTGGGTAGACGTTTCTGTAAACTAAACTGGGATAGGCTGACAGGGTCTAGCTAAACTCTCGGGGCTAGGCTACATATGGGGTGTAGTCACGCCCTGTCAGCTTTTTAATAAATAAGACTGTATGGAGCTGTTGACAGAACACAGTCTATAAATCAGAATTGTTATTGAAACGGTTCGGTTCATGCCTCCTTGGGTTTGTTAGGCTCCTCCCAAGGGGGCTTTTTTATTCGCTCAAGCATACCTTATGACGGGTCACCATTGGCATCTCTATTAGAACCATTGCTTGCATTACCTGCGTAAGCATCTGCACAGGGGTCTTGCAAAGTTTCAACAAAACTAACATAGGTATCAATATTAGGATTCCATCTTGCTTCTAAACCAGAAAGAACAGGATCGTTACCAGATTTCGTTGCTCCAACAAGTATTCCATCTTCATAATTAAAAGTAATTGTGTCACTACCATTTGGATGCAAAACGCCTACTGACCCACTTAGACCGGGAAGTGTCCATTTCAGTTTAACAGCACCAGTATTGTAACCTTTAACAGTTAAATGCTGTCCCGCTAATGAACCATTACCGTAACTTGAAACAACTTGATTTAGAGTTGCACTATCGTCTGGAAATATAAGTTTACCTGCACTAGTACCTGTAGTTCCCGCAGGGCAGTGGTTTGAAGTGTTTCCTCCAGTAGGCGTACCTGTACCTTCAGCAGCTTCAGGCATCTGGCAACTAAGAGTAAACCCATTACTTCCTGCCCTACCTGCTCCTACTAAAAACTCAATGCGTGGAGGTTCATAGGTAAACCTATCACCTATTGTTAAATAAGAAGCTAACTTAGGTGCGCGACTCCAACGTATAACATCTCCATCTGACCATAAAACAGCCCCTCCAATTTTTCGAGAAGGGTTGAAAGAGATTAACATCTCTTCTTCTTTAAGTCCCCCTGCGTCAGCATATGCATACCCACAAGTATCCCCTCCAACGTAATCAGCAGTTCTTACATAGCTTCTAAGCATAGTCTGCTTGTTTACTCGTAAGAACTTTACAGTCTCTATACAGTCGTCATGACCATAGTCCGCTAAAGTAGCTGTGTTTTTACCGGAAGTCTGACTTAAGTTACTACCTCTGCTAACTGTAGAACATATCTCCCCGCCTCTAAGATTGTAAGCACTTCTGGGAACAGCTAACCAGAATCTCATCTGCTCGTTCCACCAAGCAAAGTAGTACTTGCCCTGTTCTAGTTTAGCTGTTGTATCAATGTTTTTAACTTCAATGTTTTTTGTCGAAGTGTAAAACGTAAGATCAGCATCCCCTCCAGAAGAGATTCCATACTTAACTGAACAAGTTCCGATACCATGAGGACTCGACCCATTATCAGGAAGAATATCAGCATCAGGTTCTATCATTGCCCAACGGAAAGCAGGCTCCATCCAACGAGCATGGTCAGGAGGACTTGGGTTTTCGTTTACTACCCGTCTGCTAAGAGCTTCGTGATAGTCGTAGGCATTACTGTATTCACCTCCAGAACCTTTGCCACCATATCCTTCAGAGGGCAGGAAATCCTCTTCAGAGGCTATAGAACAGCTTTCAATGATAGTTACAGCCCCTAGCCCTTTGTTCTTCCAGATTATCTTAGAGATATCGTGAGCAGGGGTAAAAGGGATATAACCTCTATAAACTTCTCTTACTATCTTCTTGTCGCCATTCAGCCTAGCTTTAATCCAACGAGTAGCTCTTTGTGTAGCTTGGTTTTGAATCTCTGTATCATTGATAGGAAGAATTGAGCCTGTACCAGCTGGGTCTTCATTAGGCTCACCTGCCCCATGTAATCTAGCTGCAAACTGAGCAGGAAGAGTGTCATGCAAAATTTGATTGGTTCCACTTTGAAGAGTGGGGTCACTAGGCGCACCTGACATTCCAGCCAACAAAGTAGCAGTATCTTTTTGTATTCCCCAAACAGGTCTGTTATGCCAGTAATCATTGGCAGTCACTTCCTCTGTGTCAGAAGATGTCTGCCATTGATAATCTAGTTTAGGAAAGAGTACCCATATCTTTTCTGGGAGAATTAGCCCGTTGCTGTCATTGCTGACCTCTACTAGCTCAGTTTTATAAAGTTCTCTTTCTTGGTCTGAGATAGATGGGGGGTCTGTTCCCATGTCCCAAACAGTAGTAGTACCATCGAGATTTCTTACTATAGTGTGGTCTAAATCGTTAAGTACCTTATGGAATGCATCTAAACTATTTACTCCCCAAAAGTAATAGTTTATTGGGCCTTCAAGGCTATAGTTAGCAGATGAATGATCTAAAGCAGAGACTCCACCACTGCCCCATAGCTCGTCTAACATAGTTTGCCATGAGTATCCACTATTCTTTTGGTATCTTACGTTATGCGAGTCATCCTCCCACAACCGAGTCTTTATGTTAAACGATCCTAGATAACGTGATAGTTTGTGCCAGTATCTATAATCAACAACCTTAACTAGGTAAAATTGATTTTCGTAAGTATCAGTTAGAACATTTCTACCAAAGTCATTGCCTGCTTGTAGATAAGAAGGTCTAGAATACTCTGCATCATGTTCTGTAATATCTGCTCGAACTACACCAGAAACAGCATAAGATTCTACAGCGTACAACTTTTTTATTTCGGTAACCTTGTGATTACCTGTAGTTGCTCCACCAAACGCAGGGTCGTACCCTGCTTGTAAAACTCCTGCTTCATCTGTTAGCTTTATAGAACACTCGTCAAAACCAGTACCTTCCCATATCTTAGGTAAGTAGTTTCTTACGTCATTTGCTTTTACTAAAAACCAACCCTCTAATTCAGTTCTTCCACGACAAGTGTAATGTACTTCATTAGCTTTATTTATTAACGTCTCTACACTTCTATTATTTTGTTTGTGTGACAAAATTAAATCAGAAGGGTTATATAACGTAATGGAACCACCGTAAGCCACAAGTTCCATTCTTGTGTTTCTAGCGCCTGCATAAGTCATAAACTACTTCTTTCAAATTTCAGATTTTAATTCGCTCAAGCATTACTCTTCAGGAGCTGGTTCTGGTGGCCCACCAGTCCCTGCCATAATCCCAGCCTGAGCAGATTCAGCATTTCGAGCATCCTCTCTAATCTGATTTTCACGTTCTTCTGCCTTGTAAGTCAGACCAAAAGGTACGATCTCATAATCAATATCACCAAAGTTAAGACGAACTAAGTGCCTAAAGATTTGCTGGTCAGCATCAGAAATTAACCAACCAACCATTTCTTGCAGAACAGCATAAAATGCCTCTTCAGGAATTTGTCTACCTGACATACCACCAAAGCCACTTGTTGCGTTCTGGAAGACTTCTGGGGGAATCCCCATTCCCTCAAACAGTTCTTCCTTCAGACTTTGACCGTACTCACTCAATCCTGCTGGAACAGGGTTAGACATAGGAGCTTGGTATTCCCAACTTCTAATCCCTTCACCACCTTGAGTATTAGGTAGAGTCAACGTACCACCAGTACGCTTCTTCTCAATCATCTCTCTAGCTAGGTCTTTGTTAGAGATTTGAAGACCATCTTTTGTTCGTGTAATTCCCGGTGGGTGATACATAATACCACCTTCAAATGCATTCTTGTGGAACCACAAACGACGAATGTCTCGATAGCCTCCGTCAGACCACATCTCCCACCAAGGTATGTGCGCACCGTACAAACGAGACAAACCATACCATGGGTGATGAGTTCTCCAGTGAACGTGCCAGAATCCTTTTGGAGTACCTAGAAAGATTTTGTTCCGACCCTGTTGAGTAATTGGGTCTGGCACATTTCTTACAGTAAACCCTACGAGTCTACCCTGATGAGTTACGCAGGCACAATCCTGTGAGTGAAGGTCTTTAAGTGTATCAAAATGAATGCTACCATCTACGACACGATACATAACTTCACTAGCAGAGTAACCCCACTCTACAGCCTTTAATGCTCTAGCAGCTGAGTTTCTCCAGAAACGAGTTACATTCTTAATAAGAAACTTCTTTACATTCTCATCTTCACATTCAATCTTAAACCTTGAGTTCGCTAAGATTGGCCCTTTGACCAGCCAAAGACCAAATATGACCCGAGGATCAGCCATCATCTCAGAGATGACTGTAAGACCAAAAGGAGGGCGATTACGAGCAAATAAGAAGATACCTTGGTACCCACTTGGCATGTAATCCCCTGTCATGGGGCTTCCTAATAGTTCTGATGCTTTAACCATTTATTTACTCGTTTTGCGTATAAAATCAGCTCTAAGTTTATCAGCCTTATCTGAGTCTTCATGTATTGCATACATAACATTATAGACTCTCTCAGCGGTTAACACTCCATCACTATTTCGATGCTGAACTTCTCTTTTAGCCTCTATGTAAGGTATCCACAAATAAAGATAATGAAGTTGAGGATCACTTAACTCGAAGGGGTTGATTCCATAGGTTGCTGCGACATTAGCATGGTGACGTATTTTTTTTTAATATCCCACATCAATCTAGTAGCTTCTCGGGCTACAAAGAATGCGTCTGTGCTAGATAATTCACAATCGTAATGCTCATGAATTAACGCAGTAAATTTTGGAAGCCATTGAAGAACTGAATTTTCATCTTCAATATCAACCCCATCCTGCGCTCTAGAAACTAAGTGGTCAATGTAAATCACTTCTTCCTCCAGAAGTACATTTCCTTCTTCGTCTTTGACTGACAAAATGCAATCAAGATTTGGTATTACAAGTTCTTTACGCATAACTACTCTCCTAAGTGTAATGAGTTCTCATAAAGTTAGTTTGACTCTTTGTAAAGATTGGCGACTTAACCAATCGTTGGTTCATTTGTGGGTCGTGACCAGTACTTAACGCAACTGGTGACAAACCATTAGGGCTACCAATAATATCATACTCCATATGCCATTTGGATTGCCAAATTTCTATTTCACCCCCGCCTTTCCTTGTAACTTCATTTCTTTTACTCTTGCATACTGCATAGCCTTGCCCCCATCTCATTGTTCTGGGAGGGGTTACGGGAAGTCCAGTGCTTAGTGCCTGTCCTGTAACTCTAATCGTATACATTGTAGGGCCATAGCTTTGAGCAACAGGAGCTTTTTTAGAAGTAGCAGAGTAAGCAGAAGTTGTAGTATCAGCTACTTGATGTCTATCCCCTATATGCTCTGACCCACTCAAAGGTATAATCCCTGCAACTGCTCCAGTAGCTAATGGAGGTTGTTGGGGATAAGAGCTTCCTGCTGCCTGAGCTGTATTACCATCTTGGCTTTCTCCAATAAGGGTATCACCTCCATTAGGACTGTTCAAAGGATAAATAACAGCATTAGAATGTGACTCTATAGTCTCTACAGAACTTTCAGTAGAAAGAATGGTGTAGTTCTTATCGTAGTTTTTGTTAATAACATCAGGAGTATCAAACTGCTTAAATGATTTGTTAGTTTTAGGGTTTACCTTGTACCAAAAATCAGGGCTTGGTTGACAAGGTTCTTGTCTTGAATCTCCTTCAAAAGATAAACCTCTAGCTCCTCGCATATTAAATGCAGGGCGTTCTACACCTTTCCAGTTTTCTAGAATCTTTATGTTTTTATATTTAGGTCTAGTATTTCTTGCTGGTGGGTAGTTATCTGAGGGAACTTCAATGTTAATTTGAAAATAGTAGTTATCGTTGTCTTTGTCGTAGTAAAGACTTTGCCTCCATAAATTCCATGTCCAGTGTTGGTTTCCACCCATAACAGTGGCTTGCTGTTCCATGTATCGTGTAGGGTCAGCACCAAAACGAAGAATAAATGGAGCCTCTTGAGGTCTACAACCTATTAGTTCCCATGTGAAGTTAAAACTAAAGTCTCTTCCAAAAACACTTTCACTTAGAGTAAAAGATACAGGCATGGATAAAACTTTGTCTCCACTTTCAAACGCACCAAAACCTGATTCGCCTCCAGCATAAGAACTGTAGGTGTTTGGACTAGAAGCACTCCCTTCACCAGTTTCTAGTTTTAAATTAAATCTAGATCGAATGATTAAAAGGAAAACGTAATAAGGATAAATTCTTCGATAGTAAGGATCGAACCCTTTTGCTAACCGCATTCTTCCAGAAAGATTTGCTTTCCATATTTGCCACCCAGTGAATGTATGATCGTTAAAAGCAGAGTTTATAGAAATACCGGATTGAATTGTATAGTCTACAGAGATGTCAGGTACACCCGGGGGCAAAGGCCAGCTAGTTTCATGTTCTTTGTCTTCAATATCAATAGTTAGTTGAGACTTGTCTTCATTTAATGAATACTTTCTGGTGCGGATAAATCCTTCTACTAAATTTGGCTCAAAATATTGTCTGTACTCATCTGCACTTCTAAGTATCGAAGTCAAATCATTAGGGTCTACATACCCTCGTATTTTAAGTATACATTGATATGATTTTATTGTTTGTCCTGCTTCATCAATCGCCCAAGATTGATTGTAAGTTGCGCCCATAACCTCTACTGGAAGTGCGCCACCTGTTTCCGGTAAATTAAAAACACTAGGCTTTTGTTCTTTCACTCCCTTTTCCCAACTCTCACATTCAGGAATACAAAAGTCAATCTCATATTGAATTGTCGCTGCTTTGTTTGCTGCAATAGGTTTCCAAGTAAGACTTCTTGGTTTTGGGCCATAATCAACGTCATGTAGTCCCGTCTCATCTAAAGGATCATTGATATTTAGCTCATACCCAAAACCCATATCAGAAACTCTAAGATGTCTAGCAGGTTGCATTAATCTTCGTCGTAAATAAGCAAGTGCAGGGTCAATAGAGTTTTTATCATTAGTTACACCAGTACTAACAAGGCTCGTATTTGTACTAGAACCTTTACCATTTGAATCTATGTTTGGATAGTAGCTACTATTTTCAGGAGTTGTCTCTCCCAAGTAAGTTACGTCCTGTAAACATATAATGAATTCTACTTTAAGAGAATAACGAACATACATAAGACTTCGTTTTGATCTGTCATAGACTGGTTCTGCATCTATTGTAGATCGAAGCGCAGGAGGAAACTTAAAACCGTTGTATAACATCCGTCCAAAAGTAGTTGTAAACGGGATATTTCTGCCAGTCATTCTTTGTCTCCTATTAAGCGTCCAATGCCCATATGTTTGCTCCAGCAGGTCTTGGTGCCATAGCCCCTTGTGGGTGGCCTAACCATTGTCGCAAATCATCTTTCCAAGTCGCAGCATCGCCTTCGTCCTGACCTAATAACCAACCAGTTACCCAATCGAATGCATTACCTATTCCTTCAAGTATAGATGTTACCGGAATGATGTAACCGATTAGTTCTATGATCTTGTAAAAGAACTCGACTATCACCATTACGATAGCTAAAAGCATATTTATTAATTTTGCAACAACAGCAACAATGTTCATTATGAAAGTAACAAGAGGAACGATCACTCTAAGAAGAATTTCTTTTGTATCTTCAAAAGCAGATAACAAGTCTCGTCTGCTATCTTCAAAGTCAGCAAATTGTTCTCCCATTCTATCTGCACGACCCATTCGTTTGCTCATAAGCTCAAGTTCGGTAGAAACTCGTGCTTCAATCATTGCACCGCTAAAGCCCATAATTTCTTCGTAGGCTTTTTCAACCGCAGCATTTAATTGCATGAATATTTCGAAGCCTTTTTCCATGACCTCGATAAACATGTCTATAGGTTTTAAAGGCGCAGAAAAAATATCATCGATAAGGTCACCCATCTTAGCGTTGATCATCTGCATAGGATCACCGTCACCACCTTCAGCGGAACTACCCCCACCGCCACCGCCACCGCCACCACCGCCTCCCTCTCCTCCAAACTCTTCTTCAGAAGAGGTAGGTTGTATTGTGCCTCCCGTAAGTATTCCAATGCCCATCTTTGCTTGGCGAGACATCTGACCAAGACCTCTAGCTGGCATATCTCTAGCGATCCCAGCACCAGCTCGGGCCATTCCTCCAAAGAAACTTAAAGCATCTCCAGCACTACTTGCCCCAGAAGTACTTCCCGCAGCAGCTATACCAGCTTGCCCCATGGCTTTAAAATGACCAGCAGTGTCTGTATCGAATTTTGAACTTATGTCAGGAAGATGCGCACCTACTAATCCAAGAGCTGCGTCTTGTGCATCCCCTAAAGCGCCTTCGTGTTTTATCAAATCACCATCAAGGAGACCGTCTTCTTCTTCTACTTCTCCCCCTGTAGTAAGAGCTTTTTGCTCTTTTGCTTCATCAGCATTGACAATTCCTGAGCTAATAACATTGTCATCATCTTCTACGACTTCAACGTCTAAAACGTCATCATCATCAGATTTACTTGTAGGGCTTGGTGACATTGCTGGAACAACTTCATCTTCCTCTACAATCTCTCCCTCTACGATGTCACTATCATCATCTTTTTGTTTAACATCTTCTGCAAAGCCTGTTTTAGTTCCTTCAGGCATACTAGCGTAGAAATCTTTAGTTATTTCTATTGCTCGGGAAAGATGTTCTTCTTTTATCTTTCCTCCGTAGTCAGCAACTACATCGAATACTGTTGCCCATATTTTTCCCATTTCAGCTAAAGAAGGTATTAGCTGTTCTGGTTCAATCTCTAAAGGCTCTACTTCAACTTCTTCTGGGGTGGGTGGGACAGAGAGTGCGGATTCTACCTGCTCTGGCTCAGGGGCTTGGCGAGCCTCCATGTATTCTTGATGAAGACTTTTACCACTTTGGCTAAGGGCTTGATGATAAGTCATGGACGGGTTGCCTGACTCATCTTTACTTTGTTCTACTAACTCTCTTGCACGAGAATGCATCTCCTTAGCCAACTCAGATTGAGTGTTAGTTGGTTTAGGAGCTTGGGCTTGAGATGGTTGAACTTTATCAGAAGATTCTCCCTGAACTTTAATAGTTACTTCATGTTTAGAGTTAGCCATCGTCTATTTCCGTTCTAATTACTGGGCCAGTGACTGACGGGATTACGGGAACTTCAAAGTTTTTACGAAATGGAGAGCCTGCCCTCGCAGCACGACTCTCCATTTCTTTATCCGACCAAGAATTACGAATTCTCTCAGCCTCTTCAGCTATATGAGCATCCAGCTCTGCTACCTCTTCATCAGAACGTGGGCCTCTAGCGAAGAGCCAAGAGATTCGATTGTCAAACCTACCGTAAGACATCTCAACTAGCTATACCATACTGTGCTGGCATTGTAAGAGGCTGTAAATCCTGCCCCTGCTGCATTGTGAGGGTATACCTGAAGTCTTATCGGTATTCTTTTTAACCTGTTAGCAAGTTGAATTCTAACAGGAAAATTTGTTGCTAATCGAGTTTCTGCAAATGTCATAGTCGCAGGAGTAGCTGCGGTGTTAGCATCAGCTCTAGTTAGTACAGTAGCACCCCCTTGATCTGTATGAACATCCCCTATAACTCCATTAGTACCTTCAGTTGCATGCGAAGGCCAGTAAACATTTCCAGCATCTGCTGTAACAGGTTTAGCTATTCCATACTCGATTAAAGTAGTGTTAACAGTAACATCTACCCCTCGGTAAATTTCATTTTGAATTGCGTCACCTAAGTTGTCTCCACGAACTGGTTCCGAGTAATAGTTGTGTTCAATCTCGAATCCGTCTTCAGTAGCTCCAACGTATGTTCCAGCATACGTCATGTAGTAAGCACCAGAAATTGGTTGTAAAGTTAGACCCATTTGTCTATTCCTTTGTCTTAAAGTAGTTCATTAACTTTTCGTCTTGGTTATCGCCACTCTCAATGTATTTAACTAATTCCTCTAAACATTCATAACAAGTCGCTGCATTAGGATTTGTCGTAAACATTGCGGGATAGTCAGGGCTAGACTCGTTTCCTACATAATAGTTTTCTCTTGCTCTGGCACAAAAAAATGTCCATCTTTTTATAGGATGATTTTCGAACAATGTTTGTCCCATTTTAGTGACTGCCATTGAACCATCTATCTCACCATTTTCATCCGGTCTTAGTAAACAAATTAAATCTAAAGGAGATACATTGTTTTTACATTTTGGACATTTGGTAGAGACATCTTTCATCAACCTTTTATTCTTAAAAGGAAGATGCTTTAATATTTTACGTTCACTGCATGTTGAATTTTTACAAATAACAGGATGCATGTGAATACGAGGCTTGTAAATGGGCATTATGTGTAATTACCTATTCCATCGTTATAGAAAGAGCTAAACCTAGTTGCTTGGTTAAATCTACATTCCATAACTAAACCAGATGCTGAAGTTTCATCACTGTTAAACCATGTACCAGTTACAGGTAAAGGGTTAGGGTCAGCAGAAACCCATCTAAGTTGTTCCACCATTCCCCCAGAAGCAGAGCTATGATCTTCTTCAATCATGTCATTAACCTTCTGTAAGATGGTTTGATTTCTATGAATTTTTCCTATTACCTTTCTACAAAAATCTTCAATACCTACGAGTCTCTTTGTGTAAAGAGATTCTCCAAGTTTATCAAAAGGAACATAACTACTTCTGAAAGTCACTGCACAAACAATGTCGTAGCTTTCATGAATTCCTAAGTCTGCTTGAATATCGTCAGATACTGCTGACCAGTTTGAACCATATACGGACACAAACCTTTGACCGCAAGACGGTGGAGGTTCAGGCCCGGGCATTACGTTGCACTCTAAGTCCTTTAGGTCTAATTCAGACCTAAGATGGTCACGAGTTGCGATAAGTAATCTTCCTAAGCTCATAATTAAAATCTGGTTATTAATACCTATAGTTGTCCAAGTTGTTTGGACAATGCTTGGGTAGCTTTTTCCATAGCCCTTTCAATAAATACTGCTTCATTACCAAACAAAGGACGATCTATATTTTGTCTGTCTGCATAAGGAACTTCAGAACCTAATTTTACTCTTCCGTCCCCCAGTTCATATATTTGATCTTTCTTCTTATAGTACCTATTTCCTGACATTTTTGCAGGTTTAATACTTTCTACTAGCCTCCCAGAACGAATTAAAATAGGGACGTTTCCGCTGCTAACCATCTTCTTTGCGTCTTTTTCTCCCATTACAGCAGCAAGACGAGCAAAAGCACTAGTCTTATACTTTTTTCCTTTACGTTCAGGATTGGTTTTCCTATTACGTTTAGAAAGTAACTTCCCTAAACCTCCTTTTGTCTGAGAAAGACGGTTGCGTTTTGTCTTTTCAGATAAAGGTTTCCATTTCATTCCACTTTCATCAGTACCACCTTTAGACTTTGTTATGAATGCTTTGTGAGCTTCTTCATAAAAAGCATGTGCAAAGTGACCCCAAAAAGCATCTCTCAGCTTTTCAGTTTGAGGAGTTTTCTTTTTAAGGCCTAGTGACTTAGGTAAATCTTTTACTAAGCCTCTAAGTGTAGCACCTTTAATTTTCATAGCCACTCAAATGGAAATCTTGGACTGAGGTCTTGTTTACCGTATGTACCACCAGTAGAGATCGTAGGATGAACTCGAATCTTGTGAGTTCGGAAACGATCATCGATATGTACATTAGACATTGCAGGAGTAAGGTCTTCTCTCGTCGGAAGTCGAGGAATAATCCTGTTAAACTTGTACACCTCTTCCAGAAGAGCAATAGTCTCTTCGTACTTGTCAGAGAACAAAGAGGGATTACCCCTTCTCTGGGAGAGGAGATAACATGCGATCCATGTAGCCCAACGTCTTACAATGAAAGAGGTTTCTAAATCCTTTTCGTCGTAATTTAGACCTGCGTAAAAGTTAATCATTTCTGTAGCTTCGCCTGTGACCTCATCGATCATAGTGCTGTCTTCAGAACCACCTAAATCATCTGAACGTAAATCTATACCAGACGCACCAAGCACTCGTTGCATTTCAGCTCTGCTAGTGTATCTATAAGCTAGTGTTTCTACAGCCATTAAGTCACCTTATCCAGTTGACGAACTTCTATCTCTAATTCATGTTTTCCAGCAGATGCTCCAGAATCCCATGTGTACTCAAAAAGAGCTACATGAGTCTCATGCCCACCTACTCTGATGTTACTCCCTGAAATAGGGTTATCCGCAGGTTGAACTGACCAAGTCAGAACTCCCCCAGAAGTTATAGCTACATTGTTGGTGTTTTTTACGTCTTGGTCATTTCTGCTATTAATAATTGTACCGGATTCTTTGTCATACAACGTCAATGTGATTGTATGTAGAGACGATAAAGCCAGAGCAACCCCAGCCTCATCAGTTAAAGTAGCTGTATATTGAGCAGAAGAGCCTTCAGCAACCCGTCTGTCTTCTTTGGAAAGAGTTGATCTAGACATTGTTTTCCTCTACTTAAGAGTCTCAGACTTAAACTGAGGAGCTGTGAACCCCTCAGAAATCAGACTAGAAGTGGTTAATGATTCAGTTTTAATTCTTGGGCGAGTTATGCTTTCACTCTCAAAAGTTACAACCCCTGTACCAGTTCCGGTAACATCAGGATTAGCAGACATTCCCCGCAGAACTACAAACTCTACAGTACTTGTAGGCAGGAATGCAGGTACAACTAAGTCTCTAATAGCCATTAGCTAGCCCTCGTTCTGGAGGTGGGGTTAGTGCCATCATTGATCGTCCAAGTCATAGCTGTAGTAGAGCCATCTAACTTCTTACCAGTAATAGTGGTTCCTGAGACTGCAAATTCGCTAACACAACAGTAGATCATGTACAACAGTTGCGCTGGAGTAGCAGCAGCTCCGTCAGATGCATAGCTTTCTGTTTGAGCTGTTGTCCATGTGGCATCCAGCTCTGCTTTGGTTGGAGGATCGTAGGAGTTTAAGGCATCAGTTACTTCAGACTGTACTTCTGAGTCCCAAGCACTATTCCAAGGAATCGCTGAGAGGCCAGCACCGTTAGCACCAATGACTGCTGTATCCGCTAAAATGTCGTCTACAATACCGTCAATGGTTGCTAGTGTAGCGGGAAGAGTTGTACCAGTATCTACCAGAATAGCATCAACAATCCCATCTATAGTAGCTAAAGTTGCTGGGAGAGTAGTTCCCGTATCTACTAAAATTGAGTCTACAATCCCGTCTATAGTAGACAAGGTCGAAGGAAGAGTGGTTCCAGTATCTACTAAGATGTCGTCTACGATTCCGTCTATTACGTCAATTTTAGAAATGGCAGAATCTAAAAGAAGGTCTAATCTTCCTCCATTAGTCCAATCAGCTTGTAACTCATTTGTATCTGCAACAATCGCTGCAAGTTGAGTACTATTGCTGTCCATCTCTGCACGAATCTCAGCGACAGTAGGAGCAGAACCTCCACCTCCTGTTGTCCAAGCGGAATCGCCTCTGTCTCTAAGAGCCTGTAGACTGTCTGTTGTATTGACATAATCATCCCAGTCAGCAGTTGATTCTTTGCTAACCAGTTTGGCAATGATAGAGTTATCTACAACGTCTGAACCAGCTACAGATGCAGATACAAGATGATCTAAACCAATAGCTACTAGAGCATCATTACATTCAGACTGAACCTCCGCATCCCATGCGCTGTTCCAAGGCACAGCAGTAAGACCAGCACCTGCTGCTCCAATCTCTGCTGTATCGACAAGTATTGCATCTACCACAGTATCTACTGTAGTAATTAGAGCGTCTGTCGTAGAATGTGCTGCATCCATTTCAGCTTTCGTAGGTGGATCGTAGGCATTAAGAGCATCAGTACATTCGCTTTGCACTTCAGCATCCCAACTACTATTCCAAGGTACTGCGGTTAACCCAGCTCCCGCTGTTCCTATCTCAGCAGTATCTACAAGAATGTTATCAACAATCCCATCTACGACATCGATCTTAGAGATGGCTGAATCAAGAAGTAAATCTAATCTACCCCCGTCTGCCCAGTCACCTTGAAGCTCATTTGTATCAGCTAGAATTGCAGCCACCTCTGTATCCAGAAAATCATCAATGGTGGTTAAAGTAGCGGGAATAGTAGTTCCGGTATCAACTAAGATGTCATCTACAATTCCATCTATAACATCAACTTTAGAAATGACTGAGTCGAGAAGAAGATCAAGACGACCGCCATTAGCCCAATCCCCTTGCAGTTCATTAGTATCTGCAAGTATTGCTGCAACTTCAGTATCAAGGAAGTCATCGATAGTATCTAACTTCCCGTCTAATGTTGTTCCAGTGTCAACTAAGATATCGTCTACAATTCCATCTATGACATCAATCTTAGAAATAGCTGAGTCAAGGAGTAAGTCTAATCTCCCACCATTAGCCCAGTCTGCTTGAAGCTCATTAGTGTCTGCCAGAATAGCTGCGACCTCAGTATCTAAGAAGTCATCTACCGTATCTATCTTCCCATTGGTAGTACTGAAAGCAGAATCCATTTCAGCTTTAGTTGGTGCATCGTAATCAGATAAAGCAGTATCACAGGCTGCGTTTATTTGATCGGTGGCATCAGAACCCTCGATGCTAGCCACATCGACACGACCATCGCTGTTAAAAGCATTAGCACTAGCCCCAAACATGGCATCATAGATCGCCTCCTCCAGAACATAAAATGTTTTGAATACAGGTAATGCACCTGACTCGTGACATGCTACTAATAGTTCACCACATGTGTTCGTATCAGTTGCATCTAAAACAACAATGTAGAAACCTATCTCATCATGGGACGACGAAGAGCTTTCGTTCTTCTGGGCAAAGTTGCCTCCACCTTTAGAGAGTCGAATATCTGCTTGGCTGATAGTTAAACCAGTCTCTGCTGTTTTACCATCCGTATCATCTAGGAATGGCCCAAAACGAAATGTATAGGCTGTAGATTGTTTTAGAAACATTCTAAGGAGTCCTTAATTGTTGATATGTATTATGAACTATTGCTGAGATTGGAACGGAAGCACTTGCTGCATCTTGAGTCTCTAAATAGGCTATAGTGACATGCATTTCGTCACCAGCCATCATTCCTCCACCATCTCCTGCCATCATTGTTAATCTTAATTTTAAGTTAGACCAATCACTTATAGATACTCCAAGACCGTTAAAGGTATAAGACAAATCCCCCCAACCACTGGTAGATACCGAGGTGAAAGTATTTGATACTCGACTTGTAGACCCTTCTAGAAGTTCAACTTTAAGATCAGGGGGATTTCCTGTCCAAGCATTGTCTGAAGTTTTGGCTTTAACTCTTATATAAGCATTCCCTGCGTCAGGAGTGTCTACATCACTGAGCCTAACGATACATATTTCATTGCTTCCATTGTCAGTTACTTTAATGTACGTTGTGCTGTCATCTGCGCTGGTTTCATCAATACTTGTGTACAGCGTGCTACCACCGGATTTGTCAGTCCAGTTACCATCTGTATCATCTGCATCTGGTCGAGCGTATTGAGCCATTAATTTTCTTTACAGTGAGGGCAGGAGTCTGAATTTTGCTGGTAAACGATTGTGTCATTGATTATTTGATACTTTACCTCGTAGTGTCTTTTACATTCGGAACAGTAACGTATCTGTCTAATAATCACTGCTCTAACTTTTCTATTAGGGTTTCTAAGGTATCTACTATCTTATTATGACGTTCTTCGTGCTTTTCTTGCTGATCATCTAGTAATCGCTCGTAATGGTCTCTCTGGGAGAGTAATTGTGTGGCAAAACTTTGTTGCATATCTGATATTTGATCTTGGTGTCGAGGCATTACAACCTTTGTTGTGTACCAAAGATACCAACCTAAAAGACCTGTTGCACTAACAGTTCCCCACTCAAAATGGGTAATGCTATCAGTCGCTGCCAGTAATGGAGGTAAAAAAGCAAATAGTGTTTTCATTTATTTTTGAACTGGGTGAGATGTTCCAAAACCAGAGCCAGTAGAATTATCTCCCATAGCTCCCTGCCCGTGATTTTTAGGGACATGTAGACGTTTACGTTTACGCTTCTTTAATTTTCGACCCAAAGGTTTTGTCTTTGGAGGAATTCCATCATTGTCAGAAGCTACTTGTTTAACGTGCCATGGCCCTTTATGCGAGTTAGGTTGCATCTTAGGTTTTTTAGAACCACGTTTTAACTTTGTCAGGTTTCTCTTTAGCTTCTTCATTACGCATACATCCTTTTAGCCTGCGCAAAGAGTCCAAGAAGAAATTTCACTAATAGCGGTTTAATATTTTTAACGCCAGCAAAGAGTAAATCCCAAAGTTTATAAATATAAAAATAAAACATTTTCTTTCCCTAAAAAAAACGGGCTACAGGCCAAATGCCCATAGCCCGTTCGTGCTTACTAGGATCGACTAATCTTAGAAGTTCGCTACTTTACCGTATGCCAAGCATTTAGGTACATAGAGAACAGGAAGACCATTGTCGATCATCTTCAGTTCCATACCAGCTGGGTCAATTACATTTGTTGACCAGCTATGGAAACCATACACCTGCTTACCGTTGTCCATGATGTTTTCTTTCACGAACTCAGAAGCATTTACATATCCGATCCAATCTGGAGATGGATCAGGCATGAAGATAGCGTGGTTGTCTGGGATGAAGAGGCTGCTGTTAGCGACAGTGTCACTATCTACAGTCTGATCAACATTCAAAACGCCATCGTAGATATGGAAGGTCTGAAGTGGAAGACCACGGAAGACTACATCGAAACCACTATCTGGAATACCTTCTTCCGAACTCTGCTGACGAGCTGTCAGAGAATCAAAGATTCGGTAAGCAGTACCAGCTACATTTTGCAGGCTAGTGTTGCTCAACAGATACTCGAAAGTAGAGCTGTTAATCCAAATGTGACGGAGTGGACGACCATGAAGTCGTTCAAACGCTTTATTGATGCCCAAAATATGTTTGATAACATCAGTAGAAGCAGTTTGCCATCCAGCATCGATAATATCAGAACCGGTTCCTAGATCGAGCTGATTAAGGTGAGCTGCGGGTAGATTGTAATCTACGTCGAACGTACCTGCACCTTTTTCAACTGGAACCCAAGATTCACCAGATTGTTTAATACCAAAACCACCACGAAGCATGCGAGAGATCATAAACTCACGAGAGTTACGAAATCGCTGCGTCATGTACTCAAGTTGACGAGTAATGTAGTTTTGTCCATTCACATCGACTGCACCGAACTGTTGTCCGAGTGGACGAGTACGGAAGATTTCTTCGTGAAGAAGAGTAATCTTTTCGAAGGAACGATAAGCTACCGAACTGACATGACCGACTGCTTTACGCTGTACGGTTGATGGCCCAGTTCCGGGCGCACGACCTTCAGCAATCAGACGAGTCTTGTCAAAAATATCCCAACCGATATAGCGACCAGAAACATTCTGGTTAGCTGCCTGTCCGGGCTTCATATTAAAAAAGCTCTGAAACAGGGTCATTGGGGTTTTGATGCGGGAAACAACCCGAGTAATTACGGGAGTCTGCATCAACTGTTGAAGAGTGATTTCTCCAGCCATAATTTAATTTCTCCTAGTAATTATTAAGTTGCTACCGTAAGGGTATTAGCACCATGGTGAACGACTAGCCACTTAGTACCGTCACTGTAGACCTCAACAAAACCACCCATTTTCTGGCTGGAGGTGCTAAAGGCTACACTGTCAGCAGCAGCGTCGTTAAACGTAACCATTTTGTCAGCAGTACCACCTGTGATAGTCACGTTCTGGTCAGCAGTTACATAAAATCCGTAACGCAAACCAGCTTTGGTGTGTCCATCAGCATCAAGGGTAAAGTTAACTGCTCCACTTGCACCAGTGTTGGTGAATAGAGTGTCGTGGTCAGCTTCAGTTACAGCGTAGTCAGCAGTCTTAGCTGACACATAACGGTAACCACCAAAGCTATTACCTTCAAGTTGATCCGAGAAAGTAAATCGTTTGTTAAGCTGCGCGCGAATCAGGTGTTCGCTTACATTTCCAGAGATACCAAAAGCAGTAGTCCCGGGAACAATAAGTCGATCTGCTTTGAGGAATCCCCAAGCATAGACCCAACCAATCCAACGATCAGCATTTGCGCCCATTCGTTGCATTTTTTGTGAGTAACCAAGAATACCATAGATTTCTTGAGTACCATCAGTTGCAGCAGGGTTCCATTCTTTCAGCTTACCGCTGGCAGTAATCCTACCTAAAATGAGGCCCGGACGTAAAACATCCGTGTAGCCCGTGTTGCCTGCATCTCGTGCAGAACCATCAATGATAGAACCTATGAACGCTTCCTGTTCAAATCGTCCCCACCAGAAAACATTTTCGCTGGTTTCTAGAGCAGACTGTACGGAAGGGAGTCCAAAGGCTCCAGTGAATTCAAAAGACATTACGCTTTCCTCTCACTAAAGGGACAAAAATTAACCAGCATGACCTGTGTTAGACAAAAACTCTAAAGCAATCTCTTCAGCACTTGGGCCTCCAACTTCATTAGGATTACCTTCTTCTTGGTATCCTTGTGGAAGACCTGTTGTACCAGATTGAGACATTGCCAATCCAATTTGCTGTAAAGAGGCTTGGTCTGAATCAGAGCCACTGATAATTCCAGTGGTCAATGATGGAGATGCTTCAAGAGCTTCCATAATTGTTGATGCAGGGCAAACTTTAACAGAACCATCATCTCCAAAAGACATTTGGAACTCATTGATTGCTGGGTCTAAATGCTTAGACGCATAATCTTCTGAGATTTTTCCACTCTTAACGAGTGCATCACGACGAGAAGAAAGTTTATCTTTCTCCTGTCCGTTTAAGTGGCTCATCAAAAACTCAATAGTTTTAGATGCAGCTTTGTAAGTTGGGTGAGAGAGAACAGCTTCTTCGTTAGAAGCGACACCTGCACCCTGTTCAAGATTTTCTTTTTCTTGTGACATAGCAACTGGGGCAGGTTGTTCCTTAGCCCCCTCCGGTGGGTTAGAAATTGACGAATCCTCTGGATTTTCAGAGGCCTTCTTTTGACGAAGAGCTACAAGTAGTCTCTCCATAAAATTCACTTCATGTGTATCATCAGGTAGATCAATCATTACTGCACGCAGAGCTTCCAACATTTCTTGGATTCCACTTTTAGTTTTGACTGACCCTACTTGATGATCATTATCTATAGACGACATGGATAATGGTTCCGTAAGTTGGGACATGGCTAACGCAATGCCAGCCTCTTCCTCATTAGTAACAGGCTCAAAGTTACCCTGACCATTTTCAATGGGATGAGTAACAAGAGCTATGTGCATTAAAGAATCATCCCATGAATTACCTGAACCATCACTGAATTCAGGACGAACATAAATAGATGTCTCTTTGACGTTAGTACCAATTTTAACAGCATCTTCGCTTCGGGGAACATCCAATTCTCCCCAGAGGGTGTTATCTTCCACCCAAATTTTGTCCCACCAACCTGCATTGATATCACTTCTTGGAAGTGTTCCATCATTTCCTACAGACATTGGTAGAGCTTCTTTGCTATGATTCCAAGGAGCAGGAACAGAAACTCCTGCGTCTTTCATAGCTGAAAATTGGGAAGCCCAATGGCTTAATCTATCGTTTGTTATTTCTACTTTTCTTGGCGAGTCACCCGGAATAGTATAAATTCCAGTAGTGACTATTGGTTTTTTAAAACGCATTAATTTACATGCCTCGTTTTTTTGGTCGAAGTTTAGTTACACGTTTACGCTTGGCTTCTTCAGTCGCTCGACGTTTTTGCTTCTTCCAAGTAACTCGTTGATTTTTAGTACCAACTCGTTCTGCTCTTTGGAGAGCAACTTGAATTGGATCACCAGTGTTCATATATGCCATAATAAACTAAACCTTTCTGTTAATAAGGATAGTTGTTTAACAGAATTCGTGTCAAGTAAAAGATAAATAAGGAATTCACCTAATGGGTCTCTCTTCTGCTCAGTATACCAATCTATTTGAATGTATTGGAGAATATGTTCAACGAATAAACGACTTCCAAACAATTATCAGCGATCTAGAAACAGATAGAAGTCAGATAGAAACTGAGCTTGAAGCCAACTCAGTTCCTATAGGATTCTATGGTGACAACACTGCCATATTTGATGGGTACAAATCTAATGTAGTTAGTTGGATAAATCAATTAGTAAGTAAAGTCTCTCAATTAATGGAGAACGATGATTTTGTCTTAGACAATTTTGTCACTACTGGTGGTTGGGAAGGTATTCTTCCTGAAATCATTAAAGATATGACTGATACCTCGCAACACATTAAACAATCAGTTGTTACCGTAGGTTCCGTCTCATCCACTCTTACTAATGCAAACTCTTCAATTCTATTAGTTGATAAAAAGTTAGATGGATATAACATTCCTATTTCTGGTGGGATTGCAACTCGACATCAATCAGGAATAGATAGTGAATTAGGGCCAACATCAGAAACATTTAGGGTAACTGCCATAGAAGACTCTGATGAAACTGGAGTTACAGATGGAAAAGAGAATTTTATTATTCATGGGGATGAAGGGTCTACAGGCTACCACCATGGAGATACAGGCTCAAATTCAGGCCCAACAATATCAACTCTTCATGCTGAATCCAGCAATTATGGGTTAGGAAACGGAGACTTTGAAACTTGGACAGATAGTACTACTCCGGGTTCTTGGACTCAAGTTTCAGGTTTTGATCCTGTAGACAGAACTGTAGATGCTTACAAAGGTGACTACGCAATGGCTTGTGTAGGCAACGGTAGTAAAACATGGAGAATAGAGCAAGCAGTCACAACATCTCGTCTAGATAGATATCGCAGGTATGTACTTGCTTGTTTTGTTAAAGGCAAAGCCAGTATTTCCGCAGGAGCATTAACTATTAAATTTACAGGAACAGGTTATACAGCAAGCTCTTCTGAGAAGATCGAAATGAATGCTGCTGCACTCGCTGCTCAGACCGCATACGGGGTAGAGTATTTTTACATTACGATGCCTTCTGCAATTCCTACTGATATGAAATTACAAGTTGATTTAGCAGGAGGTTTGACTTCTGGGAAGACAGTTTTAATTGACCATATTCAGTTTGGGCCTGTTGAATATTTTGGTGGAGTTAACTTTGCCTTAGTAGATGGGTCAGGAAAGACTACGATAAGAGATACACATTCTTCTGCAATATCTAACAATGATGCAGGCGTGTTCCAGACCTTTTTCAGAAAAGGTTTGAACGTACAGCTTCCATCAGACTCATCACCAAGTATTGCAGATTCCCTAGCTTCTGATTAATGGAGAGTTCTAGTGGCAACTAAATTTGAGCCTAGTTATGTAGTAAGTAAGTTAAATAGAAATATCTTCACGGTGAGATGCTCTCCTAAAGGAGATTTAGCAGATTGGGAACAATGGTTTCTACTCACCTCAGACAGGCATTGGGATAATCCAAAGTCTGACTGGGATTTACAAATAGAGCATCTAAAAGAAGCTCGTAAAAGAAACGCTGGAATCATTGATTGTGGTGACTTCTTTTGTGCAATGCAGGGCAAGTACGACCCTCGATCTTCTAAAAATGATCTAAGACCAGAGCATCAAGGTGCAGACTACCTAGACTCTTTGGTGAATACTGCGAGTGATTTTTTTATGCCATACGCAGATCAGTTCATTGTTATTGGTAGAGGTAACCACGAAGCTAACATCCTAAAAAGGCATGAGACTGATTTAATTGGTAGGATGACAGAACAGATTAAATACAGGTCTGGGCATAAAATTCATAGCGGAGGATATGGTGGCTTTGTACGATTCTCCGTAGAACAACAAAATACTGTTGGTAAGAAATATCTTTCCTACGGAAAAGGATTAACTCTTCACTACTCTCACGGGTACGGAGGTGGAGGGCCTGTTACAAAGGGTGTAATTCAAACAAATCGTAAAGCAGTTTATCTTCCTGACGCTGATATTGTCATCAGTGGACATATCCACGAAGCATGGAAGCTCGATCTGGTAAGATTAAGGTTAGGTCGCAACATGACCTACCATGATGTACAAACTCATGTTTGTATTCCTACTTACAAAGAAGAGTTTAAGGACGGACATGGCGGGTGGCATGTTGAGAGAGGCGCACCTCCGAAGCCCATCGGTGCTACATGGCTTCGTTTGTTTTTCAAGTATGAAAGATTGGATCGAACGAAGGGAATCGATTACGAAATCATACAGGCTAGATAATGCTTAAAAAATTGAATCCTCTAAATGTGGCTGCAACATTGTTTTTTGTTGTAGCCACATCTTATTTTGCGCTTGAACTTTACACCACTTACCAGAAGTCAGTTGCGTTATATCATCTTAAAATAATGATTCAAAGACAGAATATGATGCAACACTATCAGGATCAGCAGAAAGACTGGGAAAATTATTACAGGAACCAAGAGGAACCTCGTGTTACATAATAATTCCCGGTAGGTCATCTGTGTATATCTCAACGAAACTTCGTTCGTCATGCGCAGCCTCCCAAGAGACATCCTTTGCAGCATAAGCTAGAGTATCAATGATATCATCGCTCTGGTGAGGGTGGGCAGTCCATGAGAAGAGTTCCTTCTCGCAATCATGGAGCCACCCTGCTGTTTGAGGAAGCCAAATCTTGCCTTGTTGCATTCGGTTCATCGCATCCGTGGCTCGAACCAGCTTGTCATGGTGTGGGTGTACTGAACGTACAGGTAGACCACACTGGGCAATCATTTGAAATGCTCCCTTTCCAAGACCTGAAGACTCACAAATAAAGTATTGTGGTGTCCATCTCTTGTATACATCTCTAACTTCCTGAAGGATGTCAGGTATTTCTTTACGGAACCTACGCATGTCTAACCACACTAAATTGTAATCTACGGTCAAACCAAAGGTAGAGATTACAGTAAAACTAGGTTGCTTACGCCAAATGTCTTTATCTCCGGGGCCTTCTCTCGCAGAAGCAGCAGGGTCAATCGTACAGAATACTCTTTGAAGACCTTCTAGGGGGTGAGCAGCCCCTTTCCCGTCTTTCCCCAGACAGACATGACCTCCACGCATGCTGTAATACCTTGCCCAAGACTTTTTGAACCTAGAGTCCTGACTGATAGCCCAGTCACCGTCTTTCAGTTGCTCTCTGGTGACGGGGTCAAGTTGTTCGAGTCCGATGACGTACTCTTCTTGGTCGAGGAAAGGGTTGTCCCTAATGTAAGCTGGGATGTAAGGACGGTCTGGGTGTCTCCCGATAAATCTTTGTCTTTCTGGGTTGTCTGGGTCGGGTGCTGGCCCGATGTCGAACCTGTCTTTAACCCAACTATGTCCAACGCCACCCGGGTTCGAAGCTGAACGCATCCTGATAGGAACAGAAGCACGAACATCACAATTATTGCAGTCAGGGTCTGTCTCGTTACCATGTTCTGGACACCTATTTCTTCTGATACGGGAGAAGAGATACAGATAATCGTCCTCCCAGTGTTGAGTAAGTTCATCGAAAGCACAGTACTGAAGCTCGATACCTTGGTAACGAGTGTACGCATCTGTCTGTCCGATGTAGCCAAATGTAAGTTTTGCAGGCTCCGCAGGGTTCCCACGCTTGTCATAAGTAGGGAAATAGTAAGTATGCTCTCCTGCATTCCACCTAGCAGGCGTGTTTGAGAGCCATGCGTGCGCTCGGTCGAGTAAAGCCCCGGGTTGTTTGAGGTCAGATAGCGTTTTTCGGAAAATCATCGCAGCGTAGCCCGGAACGTCTACATACTGCAAGGCCCCCATCAAAAGAGCATCCGATTTTCCCCCTCCCGCAGCTCCCCCGTAGAAAGCCTCACGATGAGGAATCATTAAGAAGGCTAATTGCTTTGGAGTAGGGTCATGAGGGATATATGGAGACCATTTAGGGCGTAAACCATGGAAAATACCATCGTTATTTTCAATCTGCTCTAAGATTTTGTCCTTAAATTCCATTATCCGTACCAGTTATCGTAGTTTTCTATCATCAGTTCTAGGTAGCGTTTAGCCTTTTCAAGGTCTTGGACACCGTTTTTGTATTTATGTCGAGCAACATATTTCACTACATTACCCTCACAGGAGTCCAATCCCATCCCCATAATAGCATCTACCGTCTCCATATTCCCCATATTGTAGTGTTTAGGAGCGTTAACAAGGTCTCCTTGCCTCTCATAAGCTACGTCCCAGAGTGTTTTCTGGGTAAGGTCGGGAGTGTAAGTTTCGTTAGCCATCTTGTCCATAAATCTTTGCATACCCTTCATTGATCATAATGTCATTAACACAGTTAAAATCTACAAATAGCTCGACTAAGTACCTACCGTACTTGCCAGTCTTGATTGTGTGACAAATGAACTCATGAGGCCCTGATAAGAGCCATTGTAAGAAGTCAGTTGCCATTTTTCCCTCTTCTTTGGTCGCACCACGCCTTTCAGGTGCGTCTATACCGCTCAGACGGACGCTGTGACGCACCCAAGTCCTTAGCCCGAGGTCTATGTCCAAAACGACAGAATCACCGTCTATGACCCGCACAGGCTTGCATTTGTAGAAATACAAAGCCCCTTCATCGATTTTGATGCTTCGAACCTCATAATCTTTGTTGGGTTCAAAGGGTGGAGCTGGAATAAGAGAATCTTCAGACATGGGCTTGTCTCCAATGTGAGCTTGCCAGAGGCTGCGCTCTGCTTAGTCCCGCTTAGGCGGGAGTAACAGCAGGTGAGGGTTATAGATTCTGCTGTTACCCCATAAATCGCCTAGACACGGGGAGGTGTTACTTCTTCTCTGGAGGAGAGGTGGCCTTTCGAGCCTTTTTAGCACCCCATCTCCAAAATAGGACATGTTTCCAGAACTGCACTAGAGTAGCTGGTTTATATCCTGCGGAAATTAGATATTTAGATAAGTGAACCGTATCCTCTGTGAACGGGCCACGAACCATGATACGGTTACGCATGTTGGGCTTAATAAATCGAGTTCTCATAATCCGAAAATTCCTTTCGCCTTGTCGAGAAGATCGCCTCCAAGGTTAAGTCCACCGAACTTAGTGAGTCCGTAGAATACTCCGACTGCGATCAATACCCATTTAATAAGATTTGCCAATGAGTTCCGTTTTTGGGCGGTTGCGAGGCTCTTCTGAGTTTTAGCGTCTAGCTTTGAGACTTTGTAGTCGTACTTGTTAGACTTAGCCTCCGTCTTGGCTTCTATACGAGACTCCTTCTTCCATCCGTGAGCTTCTGCTTCGGTGGATTCCTCGGAGTTGGTGTAGTAGCCTTGACTGTCCATACGCTCTCGTCGTTTACGCCCCATGATCATTAACTCTCTTTCCCTTTGTCAGGATTCATAGGACGAAAGGAATCGCCTAGAATTGCAGCGATTGCTATCCCAGAAATGTTTAGAGCCTGCTCTGTGGTCAACCACCCAGTCTCCACCCCGATTGTGGTGAATATAGAGGTGATTACCGCTGCTAGTAGTCGTTTAGACTTAGCAGAGGCCAACCAGTCAGAGGCCATTGATTTAAGATTGTCCAGAATCTTCATCTGCGGTCTCCTTCTTAACAGTTTGGTTTAATCGTTCGCCATAGAAGATAAGAATCCTCTCAGCGAGTTCAAATGCCATTTTAGCATAGACCTCTTGGGTATCTCCCCGATTTAGGTTGTGAAGAGGTGCATTACTTAAAACACCCTCTACAGCACCTTTAATTGCTGATGCAACCACAGCCTCATGCCCCAGAGAAGACCAAACTTCCCTAGGAACCAACGAATCCTTTGGTGTCATATGCTCTACCTTGGACTCTAAAACTGATAGTCGTTCGTTAAGTAAGCCAACAGACTCAGAAATGGTTGCTGTGGCTTCTTGAATAAGGGCTGTTACGTCTACAGCAGGGGTGGAAGGTTTGGCTTTTGCCATTGTGCTACTCCTAGCTAATTAAAATCTGAAAATTGTAACCCATACATACTATTAGTATTGACCACTAAAGTTACTACTAGATGTAATAGAATTCCCCAAGTACTAATGTACTTTATTAAAAGGAATAGGGATACACCTATTTATCCATCTTATCGATTATGGGCTGGATACTTTGTACAAGAAGTTGAGCCTGTGAAATCATAGAGTTTACGTCCCCCTTTATGTCTTGAATTTCAGACATCATAGCTTTTATTTCATCAGCACTCATTACCGTGTTCGCAGCAGGCCCGATTAATCGATCTTTTGCATCTTTAATTTCTTTGATCTCTTCTTCGGTAAAGAGAACAGTGTCTTCTTTTTCGTTATTGCTCATAGATACCTCCCTTGTGGCGTTTTTCCAATTATGAAAAGCCTCGG